TCTACCTATATTTCTAAGGGTGCCCAAGATGCTTGGGAAAAAGTTCTTGATGGTACATACACTGGTTTTTCAATCGGGGGACGAATGAACAAGTGGGATGACGCATATGATGATACAATGGAAAAGCAAATTAGAATTATCAAGGACTATGACCTTATTGAGCTATCTCTTGTTGATAGTCCAGCAAACCAATTTGCTAGCATTATGTCAGTTGAGAAGGTTGATGGTGTAGATATGATTAAAGCAGATAACACTGTTTTAGAAAATGTATTCTATGACAAAGAGTCTGGATTAGTTATTGTTTCTGAAGAAGAGACACAAGTAAGTCCTGCAACTGGACAAGAAATGAAGAACATTGGTTTTGTTGAAAAAGATGATTTAGAAAAAGCAAATATGATAAAGTTCTTAGTTGATAGTGCTAAAGGCATTAGTACAATTAAGATTACTAAGGAGGTAAATCCAATGACAGAAGCAACAGAAGTAGCAGTCGAATCTGCAGTTGAAGAAGTTGAGGTTACTCCAGAGGCACAGCCAGCAGTTGTTCAAGAAACACCTGCAGTAGTTGAGGAAGCACCAGCAGCTGAAAAAGCTCTTGCTGTAGAATCATCTGATGGTAGTGCAGAGTCTCCAGTTGCACCTGCAGCTGAGACTGTAGAGAATACTGCAGACAAGGCAGATAGCCTTGATGCAAATGCAACAGCATCTAATGAAGAAATTGCTAAAGCAGTTTCAGACATTAAGGATTCTCTAACTAATGCCTTTGGCGATCTCGCTTCAACTGTAAAATCTTTACATGAGCAGATTATGACACTAAGTAAGTCTCTTGAATCCGTAACTAGTGAGGTTAAGGAAGTTAAGGGAACATTTGATGAGTTTGGCAAGCGAGTGGATGACGTAGTAGCAGACACAGCTTTCCGCAAGTCTGGCGATCTAGGCGAGATCGTACAGTTCGAACCACTTAAGGTTCAAAAATCCCTATGGGGCGGTCGTTTCCTCACATCAACCGACCTATTCAACTAAGATATAAAATCACTAGGAGGTGAACAATATGTCGGAACAAGAAACAAATATAGAAAAGAACTACCCAGGATCTGGTGGCAGCGGAGCAGAGATTAACTCTCAAGGCGCAACAGTATCTGGTGGTATTGGTGGTGCAACTGCCCGTGATGCAAATGGTAACGTAGATCCAGCTACATCACTCGGTAACACAGCAACAGCTAACTTCGGTGTCACAACTGGACCTAACGCTGTTAATCCAACTGGAACATCAGGTGGTATTTTAGCACCAGAGCAAGCTCGTCGCTTCATCGACTACGTGTGGGATGGAACAGTTCTCGCCAAAGATGGTCGTAAAGTTACAATGCGAGCAAACACAATGGAAATCGAGAAGGTTAACGTTGGAGAGCGTGTAATCCGTGCTGCTGCTCAAGGTAGCCCAAACTACACAAACGCTGGCGCAACATTCTCAAAGGTAGAACTAACAACCAAAAAGATTCGTCTTGACTGGGAAGTTTCTACAGAATCACTAGAAGACAATATTGAAGGCGGTGCTCTTGAAGATCACCTAGTTCGTCTTATGACAAACGCTTTCGCTAATGATATTGAAGATCTAGCAATTAACGGCGACGGCTCAACTGGCGACTTCCTTTCAATCATGGACGGATTCGTTAATCGTGTACAAACTGAAGACTCTCACGAAGCAGTCACAGTTATCAGCGACAACAACTGGACAACCGCTGCTATGCAAGATATCATCTTGGCTTTGCCACGTAAGTATCGTGCACTAAAGGCTGGTCTAAAGTTCTATGCTGGTACAGATGTTTTCCAAAGCATCGTTAAGAACAACGGTACACTTGCTGATGCAATCGCAGAAGCATTTTCACCAATCGCTGCTGGTACACCAGCAAACCGTCAATCATACCTAGATGGCGGAGCACAGACATTCGGTGGTGCTCGCACTACTCGTGTTCTAGGCATTGATGTTATGGAAGTTCCTTACTACCCTGCAGGATATGTCGACTTGACATTCCCACAGAACCGTGTATGGGGATTCCAACGTGACATCACTGTTAACCGTGAATACAAGCCAAAGAAGGACACAATTGAATACACAGTATTCGTCCGCTTTGGTATTCAATGGGAAGAACTAGATGCAGTTGCATACCATGACATTTCAGATTCATAATCTGTAGTCAACCTAGAGGGGGAGTAGAGTAACATCTGCTCCCCCTTCTTCATATTCTGGTATAATTTAGTCAGGAGGGAATGCTTTGAACATTGATAATTTATTAAATAAAACAGTTTTTGAATTAAAGTCGTATGCTAAAACTAACGGTATTCCTTTGGGGGACGCAAAAAAGAAAGTTGATATACTCTCAACAATTGAAGCATTTACTCCATCTAGTGTTATAACAGAAAACATTAAAGAAGAATACGATAAAGTAGCCCTATACTCAAAAAGAAATATACATTGGTCTGAAATTGGAAACCTCAAGATTGGATACAATATTGTGTCTAAAGATCAAGCAAAAGTTATGTCTACCCATAAGGCTGTGCGTGTTGCATCTCCTGAAGAGGTAGCAAGTTACTATGGTAAATAATGCAACTACTACGTAAAGCTCCATATCCACTATCTATATCGTATACCGTTCCAGATAGCCTTACAGACTATATTCTAGTCATTAGAGATATGTCTGAGCAGACAGAGCTTGAAGAGTCTGTTACATCTACATCTGGGTCTTTAGTTACCTATTCCCTTACTGGAGATTTTACAAAGTATGATAAATCCTATGCCCTTACAATTTATGAAGACCTAACCGATTCTGGAGCTGAGATAGTTTATGGAGATGTTGTTGTAGAGGATAATTTAGATATTCAAAGACCATACGTTGACCCAGAAACACTTGGAACCACAGCTACAGAAATTGCTCAGTATAAAGAATATGAAAATTTAGCCAGACTTATTATCGACTCAGTAACTGGTGGATTCTATTATAATAGAACATACCTAGAGGTTGTTGGTCAGGGTACTGACTATATGCCACTTTGGAAAAAAACAGAAAAACTTTTAAAGGTGTACGAGAATACGGTATTAGTATATGACTTATCAGAATCACCAGCAGCTCTTGGATCATTTAATTATGTAATTACAAAAGATAGAACATCAATTACAAAAGATCCAGTACTAGACGAAGGTGAAATAAATCGTGCAGAAAGAAAACCTGCGAGAATTCCATTAGCACCATCAGACTCATACAATGTTTTTGATACAGAAGATAGTGGTTTAGTTCAAACCATTTCTGCAGGAGTTGGTTTTGCCGAGGGCACCGATTATATATTCCAACTAGAAACAGGATATAAGGTAGTACCATACGATATCCAAGATGCAACAAAGATTCTTATTGAAGATATTAAGTGTGGAAAGCTAGACTATTACAAGAGGTTTGTCAAGAGATATGAGACAGATCAGTTCCAGATTGAATACGATAAGCGACTAATTGATGGTACTGGAAACCTATTAGTTGATAAGATTTTAGATAAATACAAAACCTCAATAACTCGTCCTGGGATTTTATAATGTTAGTATGTGAAGAAAATGACTTCATGTACCCTATGAGAGCTGATATTTATTATCCAATCATAACTCAAAATGACTATGGTCAAGCAAACAAAGAGTGGGTATTTGATAGAACAATTGTATGTAACGCAACCTCTGTTGGAGGAAACGGTACTGAAGATATCAGACCAGAAGTATTCCTTCAGTATGAAAATAAGCTCATTGCTCGAAGCAAGTCTGACATAAGAACATCATCTACAAATACTCTAAATGCTGCAACCAATATATTGATTACTAATATTAGAGATATTCATGATAATCTTATTTATACCGAAAGTGCTGGGCCAAGAGCAGGTCGTGGAACTATCTATGAACTAGGAACCTTTGATCCATTTAGTGGACCATTTGGAGATGTTGAATTCTTTAAGATGCTGTGGCGTAGGACTGAAAACCAAAGCGTTGGTGACTAATGAAAATTTCTACAAACACTAAAAGCTTTACAAAACAAATGAACAACATAGTTAATTATTCTTTTGGATTTTTAGACGGGGTTGAAAAAGGAAAAAGCGTATTCTTAAACAACTTAGGTCACGGAGTATTAACAGCGTTATATGATTACATTGATGCAAGTGCTAGATCTAATCCAAGAGCAATGCACCATATCTATGAATGGATGCAAACTGGTAGCCCAGAGGCAAGACTATACGACTTAAGTTATACAGTAAGTAACTTAGGCCTTAGCTTTAAATCAAAGTTTACGCAGTCACAATCATTTTCAAGAGATTCTAATACTCCATTTTATGATAAAGCAAGAATAATGGAACAGGGAATTCCAGTTAAAATTGCTCCAGTTAGATCTGATGTTCTTGTATTTGATATAAATGGAGAAACCGTATTTACTAAAAAAGAAGTAACAGTTCAAAATCCAGGTGGTACTGAAGTTGTTGGATCATTTGAAAGAGCTGTTGATGAATTCATGTTAGGGTATTTTAAACAATCATTTATAAGAGCTTCAGGATTGTATGATTATATAAGTAAGCCAATTATTTATAAAGCAAATGTAGCAGCTGGATCTAGAATGGGAAGAGCAAAAGGCGTAGATACTGGATTTAAATGGATTGCTAACGCAAGGGTTGGGGTATAATAAGGACATGGCTACAATATCTCAAACAGGATTTCCACCCCAGTATATTAATAAGTATATACAGGCACAGCTGGAAGAGTTTGGTATTTTGACGGGGGCAGAACAATTTGACCCTATAGTTCCAGTAACCCCTACAAACATAGAAGAGTTATACGGAAACTATGTAGGCGCTCCTGGGCAGGTAAATCCACTACTAATTGTTTATGATAGATTAGCTCGGTATAGACCAAAATCATTTTACAGACATAAAAGAGAACAGCTCATTTATACCATTCATTCAAGCAGCCTAACAACTGCAAATGATGTGGTTAGGGTAATCTCAGAAGCCCTTGACCGTGAAGATGCTTCAGCCCAAGATGTTAATAAGTGGATAAAGGATAATCTACCAGATGACAACAAAAATGTATTTTTTCATAGATTTAAAGCTTTTCAGATTGACGAAACAAGAGACTTGCTAGAGCTATCATCAGCAAGACTTTCGGCAGTAAACAAGATAGTTATTGAATATGACTACCACACTACTGGTGCGTTTTACACTTAAAAATGCTGTTATAATTATCATGAGGAAACAAACGCCAAACAATTTAATATCTATTCATCTAGAATAAGAAAGAGGTAACCATGTCATATAGCCGTGGAAGTTCAACTAATATCATCGTTGGAGCAGCTGCACTATTCGTTGCAGACACAACTTTGACCCCATCAACACTAGAATCATTTAGCACCGAAGTATCATTCAGAGAGACTCTCTCAAATGATGCAGCTTATACTAATGTTGGTTATACAATGAACGGTCTTGAAATGCAGTTCCAACCTGACTTCGGTGAAGTTCAAGTTGACCAGATTCTTGACGTTGCTAAGCTTTACAAGCAAGGAATGCAAGTTAACCTTGCAACAGCCTTTGCTGAAGCTACACTTGAAAACTTGCTACTAGCACTTGCTTTTAGCGATGACCAACTAACTGGAACAAAGCTAAGCCACACAGGACGGGTATTAAACCTTTCTGCAGGTGAACTTGGCGAATGTCCAGTAGAGCGTGGAATTGTTGCTGTCGGACCAGGAACAGGTGATTGTGTCACATCTGCAGATGTAGAGCGTGTTTACACAGCATACCGTGCCTTGTCAATCGAGAACGTAACAGTTTCTGCAAAGCGTGACGAAGCTTCAATGTTTGAAGTTTCATTCCGTCTACTTCCAGAGGATGCATCTGGCTCATATGGTAAGATCGTTGATCGTACCTTCGGAGACTCATTGTCTTAATTATTAAGCAAGCAGCATGGCCCATCTCTTCGGAGGTGGGCTTTTCTGTTTTATGGTAGAATAGAAGTTCAATGGCAACTAAAGTATATAAGACTGAAAATGTTCATTTATTTAATGGGACAGAGCTAGAAATATCTCCACTTAAGATCAAGTATCTTAGAGAGTTCATGGTGGCATTTGATGATATTAAAAATGCCAAAAATGATGATGAGGCTATTGGTACCCTTGTAGAATGTGTAAGAGTTTGCATGAAACAATATTGTCCTGAGATATCTAAAACAGTAGAAGATGTAGAAGACAATGTTGACATGCCAACAATATATAAGGTACTAGACATATCTGCTGGGATTAAGATAAATAAAAAATCTGAAGAACCTGTAAAGAACCAAGCAGAAAAAAGTGGGGAAACCTGGGATACATTAGACTTAGCTAAACTAGAGTCTGAAGTATTTTTGCTGGGTATATGGAAAGATTACGAAGAACTAGAAAGATCTCTATCTATGTCAGAACTAATGATTACGTTAGAAGCAGTAAGAGATCTAGACTATTCAGAAAAGAAATTTCTTGCTGCTATGCAAGGTGTTGACCTTGACGCAGAAAGCGGAAAAGACAGAGGACAAAAAGAGTGGGAAGACATGAAAGCAAGAGTCTTTAGTGGTGGACAAACTGGAGACTCTAATGATGTTTTATCACTTCAAGGAGTAAACGCACAAAAAGCTGGCTTTGGAATTGGCATGGGATTAGATTACGAAAACCTAACCTGAGCAGCGTTTTATGCTATAATTGACTAAGCCTATATAGGAGGAATAAAAAATGGCAAATACACAAGAGGGTACAGAACTAACTCTGATTGATGGTACAAAGATTAAGGTACGTCCACTTAAGATTTCTTTGCTCCGTCCATTTATGAGTAAGTTTGAACAGGTGGCAGCTGTAGCAGACAACAACGAGAAGTCAATGAACATTCTTGTTGAATGTGTGCAGATTGCTATGAAGCAATACAAACCAGAACTAGCAGA